CGTGTCTTACCAGGTCGAAAAGGCGCAAAGTTGTCCAAGAGAACCTAACGCTTCCACAGTATAATCGAGTCGAGCGCTTGACTATAGAGGAAGCAATGAAAGCAAACGAAGCGCCATGCGTTTACCAGGCGATCATTTGGTGCACGATCAAGAACAACTGGGAGAAATGAAGATCAACAAGAAAGGCAGGCCTCGCGATTCTTTTGGGTTTCCTCTTGCGCTTAACTGGAATATTGTTTTACAAAATCAAGCACAAGGGAAACCGTTGACACAAGGCGCTTACATTATCACTGACAACAGCAAACCAAAAACCAAAAAAGCAAAATGAAAAAGACAGAAAAGACACAAGACCAGAAACGACATGATAACAAAATGTTAGCGTTCGCGCTATCGCGAGCACACACTAGTGCATTTGAGGTAGTCATGGAGTTTCAGGAGTATTACCAGATGCACGAATGCGACATAACAGCAATACCTTCCGGGGTAGTTTCGCGGATTATGGGAATACACGAGTGCGAGATTAACAGAGCGCGCAGCCGGAAGGCTCAAAAGTATGTCGGCGAACAATGGGAACAAGACACAACGCCACTTAGCGCATACGAGGATCTCTAATTGATCTACCCAAAACAACCATAAAACAAGCCCCTTGGATTGATTCCTTGGGGCTTTTCTTTGGTCAAAAACCGATCGCTTGAACACTACTCAAAAGTCAGCACACCGCCCTACTATCATCAGCGTGCCCGTAAATTTCTAGGCGTTCCCGGAAAGTTCATTAACAATAAATAATATTACTAATGTGAAATAGTAGACTAAGAGTAGACTTAGAGTCACCTTTCTGAAGAAGCTTTTGTTGTCCATAGTTTAATAATAATATTTGTTTTAACTAATAAGTAATATCACTAGTCGATCACTAAGTGTAACTATAGGTGTGTCGGGGCGGGGGTCGTCAAGAATAAAATTGACAATATTAGCGTTTTTACCTAAAAACAGCCATGTTGGACACTGAAAAAGACATGGAAAGAAGGTTAATACGAGATGAGCTAAAGATGCTCGCCCAGACAATCAAGAGAATCAAGGCTCGCCAAGCGAAACTCAGAGCACTACTAAAAGATGACACCAAATGAAGAGATCAAGGCGCTTACCCAGGAAGATCTTAACCAAGACATGGTTGACCTTGGCGTTGGTCGTTACCGTAATCGAGTGGAATCTGCGAAGGGCCGCGAAGCAGAAAGCGAAACGAAATACGGACAGAGGTTAATCCGGGGTGGTTTGCCTGCGTTTACCAAGGCGATCGACGAGATGGTCGCTGGGTGGGACAACAGGAACAGTGCGCTCTGGCAGATCTGTTTGCGCGACATGAAGCCCTCAGTGATCGGCTTTATTGTTATCAAGGCGGTCCTCGACTCGATTACCTTGAAGAAAAACATGGCGGCAGTGAGTCATTTTGTTGGTTCTCGGGTCGAAGACCAGCACCGCTGTGATTTCCTAGTGCGCAACAACGAGGCCAAAGGGGAAGGCATTGTGTTAGGTGCCCAGAAACGCCGAGGTGGCCTTAGTTCACAACGACGGCACATCAAGAGCTCGATGCGTAACGAAGCGTCAAAAGGCCTCATGCCGGACTATGACGACTGGAGGCGCCGCGACAAGTTATCGTGTGGTTTAACCTTGGTAGAACTGTTGCGTCATGTCACTGGTCTTGTTGAGTATGTATATATATTAGAAAAAGCAGGCAAGAAGCCGACACGCTACGTTACAGCCTCTAAGTCTACCTTTGACTGGATTGAGAACTACAACGACAGCAAAGAGCTCTTTGAGCCGTTCTGGTTGCCCACTGCCGACGCACCGTTGCCTTGGCGTTCTATCTGGGAAGGTGGTTACGACACTGCAGGCACAGCGTTACCAAAGCTACCGTTTATCAAGACGTCTAACATGGACTTCTTGCGAGACAACGAGACCCGCCACGTCGAGACGCCAATGGAAGCGTGCAATCTGATCCAGGGGACACCGTGGGTAGTGAACCCGAAGGTGCTTGGGGTCGCACAGTGGGCCTGGGGTAACAACGTAGAGATCGGCGCGTTGCCGTCCAAAGAAGACGAGGTGATCCCTGACGTTCCTAACGACTTCCACGATGACGAAGAGGTAAACCGGAAGTGGCGACGTATGGCCGCTGGGATCTACTCACGCAATGCCAGCACCAAGTCCAAGCGCCTGCTCACCAGCAAGATTATCTACACAGCCGAGAAGCTCAGTGCCTCTCGGTTTTTCTATCCGAGTCACTGTGACTTTCGGGGTAGAGTATATAATATATCATCGTCTTTGAGTGTCATGGGGAACGACCTGTGCCGTGGGTTACTACAGTTTGCCCGGAGTGAGCGTGTGGCCAGCGTCAACGACGCAAAATGGCTCGCAGTTGCCGGAGCAAACGCCTGGGGTAACGACAAGGTCACACTGGACGAGCGGTGGCACTGGGCCGAGAAGTTCACCGAGCGAGCCATGCGCATCGCCAGGGACCCGCGCCAAGACCTCACCTGGACCAAAGCAGACAAGCCTTGGGTTTTCTTGTCGTGGTGCTTCGAGTGGGCCGAATACAAGACACACGGTAAAGTTAACTCGACGCTACCAGTGAACCTCGATGCCTCCAACAATGGCCTACAGATTCTCTCGATGTTAACCAGAGATCCGTATGGCATGAAGGCCACCAATGTTTTACCGACAGACAGCCCAGAGGACATCTATGGTGTTGTTGCAGAGAATGCCTTGGCGTCACTCAAGGCCGACGGGGGTGACCTAGCGCGCGCCTGGGTGGCCTTTGGGATCGATAGACGCACCTGCAAGAGGCCGGTTATGTGTTATTCATATGGGCTCACTCCGTATTCTAATCGTGCATATATTAATGAATGGTATGACGAACAAATCCACGGGAAGAAACGAGAGAAGCCGTTCAGTGACGACGTGAGATACCAAGCGATCCAAATGTTAGCCACGCATGTCTGGCAGGGCATTGAGTCGGTCTTAGAGAAACCTAAGCAGTGCATGGATTGGTTCCAGGCGTGCGCCAAGCTCATCGCTGATCAAAACAAAGCGTTGTCCTGGGTGTCACCAACAGGCTTCCCGGTGCACCAAGAATACTACAAAGTCCACAACCAGCAGGTAAATACATATATATCAGGCAAAGCGACGTGCGTTAAGTTCCGCGAGGACGACGACACGTTGATCAGTAGGCGCCGCATGGTCAACGGTGCATCACCTAATGTCGTCCATAGCCTAGACGCAGCAGCGCTCCACGAGACTGTTGTTCGGTGTAACAAAGAGCACGGTATCTACGACTTTTCGTTTATCCATGACAGCTATGGCACCCACGCAAACAAGTGTGACCAACTTTCTTCAACTTTACGTGAAGTTTTTGTTGACTTCTTTTCGCGAGACCTATTAAGTGAGTGGCGAAGTCAGTTACAGGAACAACACCCAGAGCTAGATTTCCCAGTGCCACCAGAGTTTGGTGACGCTGAGATCAAACGAATTAAGGAGTCAACATACTTCTTTGCGTAAAACCAAAAACAAAACTAGAAAGAAAAAGACAATGAGTAATAAACTAATCGTAACACCCGAAGGAGAAGCACTATACCCGCATCTCCATGAGCCAGACTACAAGTTCAACACTGGCGGTGTTTACCAGGTAAGACTGGTGCTTACCGAAGCTGAGTGGAACGCTATGAAAAGCGACTACGACGACTTGTATGCAGCAGAGCTTGTGAAAGAGTCTGAGAAGTCCAAAGGCAAACTCACAAAAGACGCCTCGACACCGTTTAGACAAAGCGACGAGGGTTTTTACATTATGGCCAAGCAGGTCGCCCAGCGGCAAACCCGTGACAAAGGTGTTATTAATTTTAATGTAGCCTGTTACAACGCCACTGGTAAAAAGATAAAGATGCCACAAGTAGGCTCAGGGTCTCGCATTAAGTTAGCACTAGAGCCCCATGTCTGGGTTGTCAGTGGTAAGTTTGGAGTGAGCCTTCGGTTACGTTCTGTCCAGATTATTGAGTTAATCGAATACGGCGCTAAAGATTCTGTCTTTGGGTCAGTCGAGGGTGGATTCTCTGGTGGCGAAGAGTTCACTAATGAGCTACACGATGAGGAGATACAAGGCAAAGAGAACGGGGATTTTTCGTTCTAGATTAGAAAAGCGCGTTGCCTCGGCCCTTGAAGGGGCTGGGGTTGACTACTCTTACGAGAGCCAAAAGCTTAAATATCTAAGGCCCCAGACCTACACGCCTGACTTCGTGTTGCCTAATGGCGTCATGTTAGAAGTCAAGGGTTACTTTGAGGGCTCAGACCGCACCAAACACTTACTTGTTCGTGAGCAAAACCCTGACTCAGACGTTCGTTTTGTATTCCAGAATGCAAACACAACGCTCAACAAGAACAGCAAGACGACCTATGGTCAGTGGTGTGATGATAATGGCTTTGAGTGGTGTGACGCAAAGAGCAAGATACCAAACGAATGGATCAACTTACCGCCGCCTTGACGCATCAGCCTTGCCCGGACTGTGGCAGCAGCGATGCATTAACTATAAATACTGACGACTCCACTAAGTGTTATGCTTGTGGAGTTTTTCGTGCCGGGAATGGAACACCGAGAACAATGGAAAATATAATAAATAATAATAATAATGACTTTATCGACGGGGAATACTCAGCGTTAGAGTCTAGGGGTATCGACGAGGCTACTTGCCGTCGTTTCAGATACCAAGTAGGCCACCTCAATGGTAAGCCTTGTCACATCGCAAACTACTACGACCTGCCGGGCCAGAAGATCGCCCAGAAGTATCGCTTCGCAGGTAAAGACTTTCGATGCGCCGGAAAGCCCGATCACTTTTTTGGGCAGCACCTATGGGCTAACCCGGTGCCAGGTTTTAAGCTTGTTGTAACCGAAGGAGAAATCGACGCGATGTCTGTGGCAGTAGCCCAGGGCGGTGAGTTCCCTGTGGTGAGCCTTGGCGCTGGCGCTCAGTCTGCCAAGTCGATGTTCAAGAAACACTTTGACTGGCTCTCTGGTTTCCAGGAGGTGATCTTAATGTTCGACATGGACGAGAGTGGGCGCAACGCCGTCGAAGAGGTTGCCCACATGTTACCTGCGGGTAAGTGTAAGGTTGCTCACCTGCCACACAAAGACGCCAACGAGTGTCTTATCGAAGGCAAAAAGTCTGCGATTATCGGTGCGATCTTTAGCGCTAAAGTCTGGCGCCCTGACGACATCTTGTCTGGCGTAGAGCTCTACGAGAAGATCGCCGAGCACCACGAGGTCGAGGCTTTAGATTATCCGTTCTCCGGGCTCAACAGGATCACACACGGACTTCGCCAATCTGAGATTGTGACGCTCTGTGCAGGAAGCGGTATCGGCAAGTCACAGGTTTGCCGGGTGATCACGCACCACCTAATGAAAACTACTGACAAGCGCATTGGCTACATCGCGCTCGAAGAGTCAGTCGAGAAGACAGCCTTGAGCATCATCGGTCTTGAGATGGGCAAGTGTTTACACTTAGAACCGTTTGAACGCGACGACGCCTTCAAGGATGCCTTTGATGCGACAGTAGGTAGCGGTCGTTTTTACGTCTATGATCACTTCGGTAGCCTTGCGTCAGACAGTCTGCTCAACCGGATTCGCTTCATGATCAAGACCTACGACGTTGACTTTGTTGTTCTCGACCATATCAGTATCGTTGTCTCGGGCATAGGTGACGGCGACGAGCGTAGGCTTATCGATAACACAATGACCGCACTGCGCTCTCTTGTCGAAGAGACCAAGGTTGCGTTGTTACTCGTGAGTCACCTTAAGCGTCCTGAGGGCCGAGGTCACGAAGAAGGACGAGCAGTTAGCCTGGCGGACCTTAGGGGCTCCCAAGCCATAGCTCAACTGTCAGACATGGTCCTGGGACTGGAAAGGTCGCAGCAAGCCGAAGACCCAGAGGACCGCAACAAGACAACCGTGAGGGTCCTAAAGAACCGTTTTAGCGGAGAGACAGGCGTGGCGTGTTCGTTGGCTTACGAAAAGGACACAGCGCGACTCACTGAAACCCACGTCATGGACACCACTAACCCATTTTAAAAGATGAACACAGCAGTATTTGACATAGAGACCAACGCGATCGGCAACTGGAATACCCTAGAGGGACTAGAGGTTGTGCATTGCATTGTCATCATGGACAACGAAGGGACCCACCGCTATCGCAACAACGGTGAGTGTAATAATATTAATGAAGCATTAGAGAGATTATCTAGGGCTGACTGTTTGGTCGCACACAATGGCATCGGGTTCGACCTTCCGGCCCTGCGTAAAATGTATGGCTTTGAGCACCCTACTATCATCGACACAATGGTCTTGGGTAGACTCAACCACCCAGACCGTAAACGCGAAGACTGGAACGAAGCGAAGCTCCCTACGTTTTTGCGTGGGTCGCACTCATTGAAGTCCTGGGGTATGCGCTTGGGTGTCCACAAAGACGAACACGGTGCCACCGAGACCTGGGAACACTGGAGCCAAGAGATGGAAGACTACTGTGTCCAGGACGTGGTGGTCAACGAGGCCCTCTTTGCTTACCTCATGAAAGACCGGACGCACACTGACCAAGACCTTGTGCTTGAGATGGACTTTGCGCGAGCCATAAGAACCCAAGAAGAGAACGGGTTTCCGTTTGACGTCGAGGGGGCCAACAAGCTCCTCAGTAAACTAGTGACAAGGCGGGCTGAACTCGACGGCGAACTACAGCACACGTTTGCTCCACGCGTCGTCGAAACTAAGCGCCCTTGGTGGATAACACCAGATGGCAAGAAGTGGCTGACAAAGAAAGAGGCGAACGAAGCGGGGCACAAGGACGTCAAGAAAGGCGAGATGCGAACCAAAGAAGTTCCGTTTAACCCACAGAGTCGCGATCAGATCTCAGAGCGCCTCATCGAAGACGGTTGGAAGCCTGAGTGTTTCGAGGGTAAGCGCCCTGCGATCAACGAGGCAGTGTTGCGTGGGATCGACACACAGCAGAGCCTAAAGTTACTAGAGTATCTGTTGGTTGCTAAACGCCTCGGTCAGTTAGCCGAAGGTAAAAACGGTTGGCTCAAGCTTGTTAATAATAATAATATTTATGGCTCAGTGAACACAGGTGGGACCGTCAGTGGCCGCTGTAGTCATCAGTCTCCGAATGTCGCACAGTGTCCTTCGGTTTCCGCTGAATACGGCTACGAGTGCCGTGCGTTGTTCACTGCGCCTCCAGGGCGTGTCCTTGTGGGTTGTGACGCTTCGGGGCTTGAGTTACGAATGTTAGCCGCTTACCTGCACAAGATCGACGACGGGCGCTACACCAACGAGATCCTAAGTGGTGATGTGCACACAGCTAACCAAGAGGCCGCAGGCTTGCCTGACAGAAACGCAGCGAAACGCTTCATCTACTGCCTAATCTACGGCGGGTCAGACTCGAAGATCGGAGAGGTCGTCGATGGGACCGCCCAGGATGGCAGCAGGCTCAAGGCTCAGTTTTTCAAACAGATGCCAGCGATCAAAAGGTTACGCGAGGCCGTCAAAGACAAAGTAGAAGGCTTTGGTTTTCTCAAAGGACTCGACGGTCGCACACTGCCCTGTAGGTCCCCGCACAGTAGCGTTAACCTTTTGTTACAGTCGGCCGGGGCGATATGCATGAAGCAAGCACTGGTGCACTTTGTCAACGACATGGCCGGAGAAGACTACACGCTCCACGCTAACGTCCACGATGAGGTCCAGTTTAGTTGCCCTCCAGAAAAAGCAGACGAATACGGCCAGCGCTTTGTCAATGCTATCCTCAAAGCTGGTGAAACCTTTGGTCTCCTGTGCCCACTAGACGGAGAATACAAAGTCGGAAACAACTGGGCCGAAACACACTAAAGATATGAAATTAATAATAGACGGAGATATGTTCCTTTACCGCGCCTCGTTCTCTACTGAGGTCGAAATCAAATGGGACGAAGACACATGGACACTACACTCTAGCGAGAAGGAATCACAGCACAGCTTTGACTCTTGTCTTATGAGTGTGGTCAGAAAGCTCGACAAAGACGCAGAGTTTATCCTGGCGTTCTCAGACACCGAGAACTACCGCTACGATATATTCCCTAATTATAAATCAAACCGGAAAAACACGCGTAAACCTCTAGGCCTAAAAGCTCTACGCTCATGGGCCATTGAGTCCTACGATTCCCGTGTGTTCCCGAGACTCGAGGCTGACGACGTGTGCGGCATCATGGCCACTGAAGACCCGACCTTTGTGGCTGTGAGTGGTGACAAAGACTTTGGGACCCTACCGATCACCTGGTATAACATGTTGCGAGACGAGATGCGCAGTGTCACCCCTGAAGAAGCCGACAAGTTCCACCTCATCCAGACACTTGCAGGTGACCCGACCGACGGCTACATGGGCGTCAAAGGGATCGGCACTAAGACCGCCGAGAAGATCCTAGAGAAAGACGGATACAACTGGGAAACGGTGGTGGCGACCTACGAGAAAGCAGGGCTCACCGAAGACGACGCACTGGTCACCGCCAGGCTCGCCAGGATACTCCGCGCCTCTGACTACGATGGCGTTGACATTAAACTGTGGACACCATGAGACACCTACTGATCCTAAGTGAAACCATGAGACGCGCTGGTGTCACGACGTTCTACCGGGCGAGCCTGTGTATCGCTGTGTTCGAGCGTCCTGGCATTGAGAACAGCCTTTTGGCTCGACTCATGGGCCTTAGCGGTGAGAACATCACAGCGGCCATGCGTTATCTCGCTAAGCACAACTTGATCCACAAAGACACAGTCATTACGTCAGACAAGAAGCGTATTAATAAATATTATCCCACACCGTATCTAAAAGACACCCTAGTTAACTTAGAGCACGACCTAAAGAACCACTACCATGAACAAACAAAATAATAGCGTGTTACCTGACTCAGGGGAACGCAGTGAATTCGACACGGGAGCCGTGCGTGACGCCATGATCGGCAAGGGAATGCCTAGTTGTATTCCTGTTGCTGCTCTCCAGGCTGTATCGCGTCGCTTCGAGGACGGTGCCACCAAGTATGGCAAGGACAACTGGCGCAAAGGCATCCCTTTGTCTCGGTATGTTGACAGCTTGTATCGCCACTTGTGGTCGTTTATGCAGGGAGACCTCAGCGAAGACCACGGTGGGGCAGTAATCTGGAACGCAATGTGTCTTGTAGAGACGCGCAAAATGATCGACAACGGTGATTTACCAGAACACCTAGACGATCTTTCTTGACTCATGAGCTTATATGAAAACACCGAGCACTGGCCTACAGTGCCGTTGAGTTTGCTTGAAGCTATCGAAAAGGCATATCCAAAGCGAGACTTTGGGCCTACTACACCTCTGAGGCATCTCGACCACCACTATGGACAGCGCTCGGTTGTTACGTTTCTCCGCACTGTTCACGAAGAACAAAACAAGAATATTCTCAATACCAACCTAAGACAATAAGCCATGTGTATGTCAGCCCCTAAGATGCCTGAAATTCCTAAACCTCCGGCACCCCCACCGCCGCCCACCAAGGTCGCACAGAAAGCTCTTAGCCCGGTCAGACAACAACGTAAAACTAAGGCATCACGTCGTTCTCCACTTACAATCCCTCGTTCTTCAATTAGCACACCTAAAGGAGGAGCGGGGGTTAATTATTCATAAATATATACTAAACAGAAACCATGCCTGAAATTACAAGAATCGGAACTGTGTCTCGCAATGTGACCAGCGCCGCTGATATCGACATGACTTGGAATGGAAGCTCTGGAATGTTTGCTGTCATTGGCACATTCGGATCTGCCCAAATCAAGCTCCAGCACAAGATCGCTGATTCTTATGTTGATATTGGTGAAGACGTAACGTTCACTGACGATGGCCAAGCACTGTTCACGACGTCCTCGAAAGAGCTCAAAGTTGACCTTAGTGCTGCGCCTACCAACGTAGACATCATCGTCGCTCCTGTCGCTGATAACAAAGCATTCTAATAATGTCTCTAACCCGACCACTCACGCGTCCGCTTACTAGGGCTCTTAGCCAATCGGAGCTAACCCAAAAACTTGGAGGGGGCTTTAGCATATTTGCGCTAAACCCTTACCTTTTGTTTGACGCGCGTGACTCGATGGTCGGGACCCTTGAGAACCCAACGCTCGATCTGAACCCGGCGTTACCTGAGACCCTCGACGTTATCACAGCGACCCGCGCAGGAACCGCGACTTACACAGATGTCAACGGTCTCATAGCGACAGCCCCAGCGAACACGGTGCGCGTTGACCAGACACAGGGCGCCGAGTTGACTCCGACGAAGTTTCAGAACATTGGGCAGACTGACTTTGCTAATTCATATTGGTTTGCCCGTGGCTTCACTAAGGTAGGGGCTGTAGATGGCCCGCTTGGTTACACTGGGTATGAGTTCGCTGAAAATAACACTAATTCAAACCCCGGTGTATACATAAATAGTGATTTATCAGATGGGTCACCAATGACTTTTGGAGTTTGGCTTAAAGCAAGCAGTCCAATTTCTGTTGCGCTCGCCACAACGGGTAGCGTTAAGACTTCTACAATTAATGTAACTACGGAATGGCAGTTCTTTTCATGCACTGATAGCACCAATACTAACACCGGACCACACATCGGAGGTTTCGCAACAATTACGCAGGGTTCTGGTGTTACTCTTTTCGCCGCAATGCCACAGCTTGAAGAAGGCACAACCGCGAGTGACTTCGTGGAGAATACAACGGGCAGCCCAAAATTCACAGGCATCAGCGCCACGTATGGACCTAGGGTTCCCATGGTCTTAATAGAACCCTCGGCAACTAACTTGCTAAGTTACAGTGAAGACTTCAGCGATCCGGGGTGGACTAAAGTTTATGATGTTGTCGTTACACCTTCATCTGTCGCATCACCGGACGGGACAACAAACTCATTTAAGTTATCAGAGCTTGAATTAACTGACGGCGATTATGGTCTAAGCGAATTTATAAATACTACACCGTCTACGAGTTACACTTTTTCAGCTTACTTCAAGGCTACCAATGATAGTGATGTTGGTAAAAAAGTAAGGATTAGAATACGACGAAACGCAGGAACAGCCATTTCAGCTTCTGAGTCTGTGACACTTACATCTGAATGGGTAAGGCACTCAGTCACTATTGATTTGCTTTCAGACAACACAAGTTGTTGGTTTGTGGTATCAAAAGACACTTCGTCTCCTACAGCAGAACACGCAGAGGAATGTTTAATTTGGGGAGCGCAAGCCGAGACTGGAAGCGTAAGCACAAGCTACATACCGACATCAGGTTCCACCGTGACGCGAGCCGCTGACGACCTTGTGATTTCCGGCAGTGCCTTCACGGACTTTTACACCCAAGGTAAGGGGACGTTTTATGTTGAGTTTGTACCTGGAGAACTTTCAGCAAGCGCAACTAATACGTTGTTAGAAATTTCAGATGGAACTGTAAACGAACGCATTATTTCTTTAGCATATTCATCGTTTCATGTTTACGTCGTGGATGGTGGCGTTGCACAGGCCACTCTTGACGGTGGAACTTACACGGTGGGCGCTGTGAACCGACTCGCGTTTTCTTACAAGGACAACAATATACAAGCCTCAGTCAACGGTGGGTCAGTTGTAAGTGATATATCAGCATCCATACCTACGGTAGACCGCTTAATAATTGGAAACGAAACTGTTGCCAATACTAGGTTACTCAACGGCCACATCAAGCGTTTCATCTACTGGCCTTATCATAGTGATAGCCTGTAATTAATAATATATATTTCAAACAATGGCACTCAATCTATCCACCCTGACGAACTCAGCGACATCTGGTGACGTTCTAGCAGAAGCCCTGACGACCGCTGACTTCCTTGAGAACGTCCCAGTGTTACGCAATCTCTCGCGGGGTTCCAACAAAGGCGGCGATGCGAAACAAGATGTTGCCCTAAACCAGCCTAAAGCGTTGCCGCTCATCAAGAATCCACAGGGCAACCTTGGTGGGTATCTTTACATCCCGAACGTCTCTGGAAACTACGCGACTGGGCCGAGTGTTACCATTGGCTCCAACCAGACTTGGGAAGCTGAAGTGGACATGGTGATTACTCAGTTTGGAAATAATTTAACACCATTTGGCGGTGGCGATTGGAATGCTGGATTTGGAATGCTTTTTTACCAAGATGGTTCGGTAAGATTATTCAGCAAAGGCACTGGAGGCGCTCCCGTAGCGAGTGGAGTAACCTTGGGGACATCGTTTAATGCGAAATACGGCTACGATGGGACAAACATTTTTGTTGATATTGACGGTTCCAGAAAATTCACGGCAAGCGTTGGTCAGTCTGCTTCAATAACTCACCCACTTGAACTTAACCAACAAGCTGGGCTGACTAGCGTAGGCAACTACGCGATTCAAAAGGCCAAGCTCACGGTCAACTCATCGGTCGTCTTCGATTGTGATTTCAACGGTTCAACGAGCATTCGCCACGGTGACACCAAGTTCCAAGCAAGTGTCGGCGGTCCGGTAGTTCTCAACCAGTCCGGCAACGACCCAGCCACGGTTATCAAGAAGAGTGTCTTGCGGTTCGATGGTGCTAATGATGGTCTTAACGGCTTGTTAAACCAAACAATAACTGACGGTTACATGTTTGCAGCGT